TTATTCTAAATGTTTCAGTTTTTCAGTGATTAAATTCTCAACCCATTCGGGCGGCTCCTGTAGTGCGGTAGACATCATCGCTTCCACTAATTCTGTCATCGTCTTGACTCCTTTCTACCCTTTCAACTACATATTCGATTTCATCCGTCCCATATAAGATATTGAGTGCGACTTCTAGCGGCCGTTCGGGACGAAAGTTAATGAACTTCGCGGTCTGTATTTTCTTTTTCGTTTTAATCACCTTCTTATTTCTTATTTGCCGCCTCAACAAGGCTTATAAGATATAACGGAATGCTTAAGCCCTGAGCCTCTGCACTTGCTCTAACCAACGCCCAGTCTGCGTCAGTCATTCGGATTGCTCGGGTTTTTCCCTTCTCTCCCCTTACAGGGGGTCGCCCGGAGCCTTCACGCCTGCCGCCTCGTTTGTTGTTTTCCATTGCTTTCTCCTTTCGCCCAATTCCTATATATATCTAGAAGTATTACTTCTTTCTTGCCCGTTCCACTAAATTTTTTGCCGCTAACAACCAGAATACAACGGTCAAAATGTCGATTATCCACATTAATTGTTGCATAATCCACCTCTCTACGCTACAATACAATTTAAGAAGGTGGCGGGGCTTTCACCCGCCTAGCTTTTACTTTCTTGTGGCCTTGTAGATTAAGTAAGCTGTTGCGAAGCTAATTACTTTTTCTGCAAGGCTTATTAGCTTTTCGGCTATTTCATACCCATCAATTTTTCTCACCTCCTCTCTACATCTTTATTATATCAAATATTTTTGATTTTGCATAGTCTTTTTCTAATGCATTCCTATTTCCATTTTGCATAGACATATTAACTTCTTGCGCCTAGAGCATGTAAACAAAAAATAAGGCCCCCGATTATTCGGAGGCCCTTTTTCGTTACCATTCTTTTATTGTGTACATTAGCGTACCGCCACAAACGCCCGTTCCGTCGGTGTGTACGATTCCTTCAATACGTCCGGCTTGGTAGCCAATCGACAAATACGGCTTGCCGTCGATATATGTTCCCCCGGCTTTAATCTTGTGATTGTTCCGCAAGTTGATTTTATACACATCAACTTTTTGCCGTTCATCATCAACAGTGACAATCGTTCTATCCGATTTTGCCCTAGCCGCTAACGGGATCTGACTATCGTTCTTACGTATCGCCTGCTCCGTTCTGTCGGCTGCGGCATTCAAATTCGGTGCTGTCACATAATACGATACGTTCGGAGCGGTCTTGCCGTCGTGAATCCGTTCAATTTTCGTTACGATTTCAGCGGCTTCCTTGCCCGAAACTCGTAAATCCTTCTTTACCGAATTTTTGTCCGTTGTATCGGGAAATTGCATTCGTGTGGTCGCTTCTGACGACTGTTTTACGTGGTGTACAGCAAAGTATATGCCGAATAAACAAAAAGCCGTTAGAACGCAAAATAAGGCAAGTTTCAGCCATTTGCCTGTTTTTTCGTCGTTAAGTGTCGGAAAATTCATCAATTCACCGCCTTTGCCTACTCGTACATGACGTTTTCGTCTACATTTACGCCGTCAACGTTACCGGATTCGGAGTATTGCCATATTTTTATGTTGGCGTTCGGCTTGTCAAGCTGCAAGTCGTTACGGCTTGAATATTGGGCAACCCACAGCGGTACGTAATTCGGAAGGCTGTCAATGTTCATACCGTTCATGAACATGTCGTAACTGCCGTACAGCCCGACGTACTTGCCTGCGGCGTTCATGCGATTCACCCAGGCCATGACGACCGCCGTCAGTTCGTCAGCTCCGAGGTCCCTTTGTGCTTCCGTTTCTACGTCGAGCCAAATTCCCGCTGATAGGTCTACCCCGTCGAGATACGTATCCATAGCCGATAACAGCCATTCCGCTTCCGCTTCGGCTTCGGCGGTAGTCGTGGCTGTCGAGTAATAATATACGCCGAGTTCCATTCCGTTGGCTTTCGCCGCATTAATGTTATGTACGAACAGGTCATCGAGAATATGACCGCTTCCCGTGTAGCCTATTCGACAGATACAGAAGTCATAACCGAGTATCTTAGCCCGTTCGAAGTCTAAGCCTTCTTGCCAAGTGGATACGTCAATTCCGTATTTCATCGTTTTCCTTCACCCCTTTCGTTAGTCGGTACTTGCGGCCGTTGCTGTTCTTCCAGTCGGTCCGGGATTCCGTTTCCGTCTTTATCGACCCACAACGCCAAGAATCCGACCAGTGCAGTCAGTACAGACGGTATGAAGATATGGTCGATAATATTAATGCCGACGCTTATAAGCCGCCCCCTGTCGTCGTCAACATAGCCACTGACGAAGGTCAGAATGTACGTCACGACAACCAATAAGATAGGGACTAGCATAATGAACACTAGTCCCCGTGTTGCGATTACCCCAGTCGGATGAATCCCGGCTACTCTCGCCGACTGGAACGCTCGCTTGAGTGAGTTAATGACCTTATCCCTCATCGCTTTTCTCCACGTAATTCGTTCCGTAAGTCGTCGACCCGTGACTCCAATACTTCAACCCGTCCGACAAGCTGAAGATGCCGCTGTGCTTGCTGTATCCTGTCTTGCCTAGATAGCTTGATTTCTTCCTTTAATTCTCGCAATGTTTCGATGAGCGTATCGTACTTCGATGAGAAGAACGTGCGGTCATTGATTCGGTCTTCTTCGAGCCGTTGCAAGAACGGCCGTATAATCAAGTAATAAGCCATACCGCCGAGCGTGCTTATAATTGTTAAGGTCGTCAAAACGTCCGCTAACTCAAAACTCCATGTCCACATAGGCCGCCCCCTTATAAGTCATCGGGAATGTCATACTGTGATGCACCGATGTGCGTTGCCGTCTTCCCGTTACAAGGCTGTCTGCTCCAGTCGAAGCTGCTCCAACGCCCAGGATTGGAATGATTATCCCATTCATAGAATGTGAGTTGAAGCGGCTCGGAGCGACTCGGCAAAAGAACCTGTTTCGGTGCGTAATGGTCTTTGGCGATATAAACCTTGTTTGTCATTTGCTCGAGGTCCAATAAGCCTTGAACCCCCATTGTGTCATTATCCATGTTCACGGTACTGACAAGCTCCAGGCTGTCGAAATGAAGTTTTTTGATTTCATCTTCGTGCCGCCCAAGCATGTCCAGGGTAGCGTATACAGGGAACTCGAGTACCGCTTGCCCATCGGAACGCTTATATATCCGCATCGACTCGATACTGTTATTCGAGTTCCATACCTCTTCTTCGCTTCCCCCCGTCTGCACTGCCGGGATTGTAAGCGAGGCGGCTGTGCCTTCACTGCTGTTCGGATACTCCATGGTGAGAATCTTCTCGTTGCCGTCGAACGGCTGCATGAGTGCAAAGTCGAGGCGGCCGCTGTCGGGTATCATCTGACGATTGCCGTTCGTGTCGACAACGTAAAAACCAGGCTGACCTTCCACATGTACGACCGTATCGCCGACTGCTACCGACGTACCGTCAACGAGCTTGAATTCAGCAAGATACGACGTATAGCGACCGTCGGGAATAACTTCACGTAACAAGGCCTTGAGAACGTCCTCGAGGCTGTCGCTGTCGACCTTCATCGCTCTAGCCTTCATCATTTGATATACGGTCGGAAAGTTCATGCTGACCGGCTCGGAGCTGCTGCCGTTCTGTCCGTGAAGGCTCTCGAGCCATTCGTCAACCGTGCCGACAAAGCCACGTTCGACCGCAACCTCGTAAGCACTCTTGCCGTCCTTGCCGGGTAATCCCGGGACTTGTACGGCAATATTCAGCGGATTCGGCAACGTCAATTCTACTTTTTGTTTTTCTTCCATTTCGGTTTCCCCCTCTTTGGTAATGCTAGTGCATCGAAACATCTCTTATTATCGTCATTTTCCCCATGACAATTTTATACGTCCATTCGGGCGTATGAATAAATACATCGTACTTTGCGTGCATGACTTTCGGATTCGCTTGAAGGCTTACCGATGACGGGATCCGAACCTCGGCCGTATTCCCGTTCATTCGGCAGTTGCTTTGCATAATCAGAACCCCGTTCATCGCTCGGACCTTCATTACAACACTAGCGGCTGAATAGTCGCCGTTCTCACTCGGGATAACGTAATTTCTCGCCCAGTCCGACCCGATATGTAATTCGTCATCGAAATGTATCATCGCTATACCCTTTCGTACTTAATGCCGATAATGTCAACGATAGACGAGTTTTGGATGCTAATTGCAAACATTGTGTTGGTTGACGGAACCCCCGACGAACCCATATCCGACGATTGTACTTTGGAATTGATACGCCAAAAACGATTGTCCTCCGAAATCAGCACAACAGGACCGGGCGTACTCATCACATAATCGAGTGCATAAACCTTGTGTTCTGCAATATATTTTTCGTGTCCTTCGTCATACGAACCGATAACCAAAATAGTATCGAACGTCGTAAAGTCTTCCGATAAGTAAATGTCACCACGATGGAAATCATAATTAACTGCATCACCACTGTATGCCGTGATTCCCGTATTAGCGTTATTCACTGTCCGCACGTCAACCCCGTTATTAAGGCTTTTCATGTGTTCCCAGTCGATAATTGACTTCATAACTAACGGCTTTTTATGACCGCCTACAATGTCAATAACGTTCGATTTGAACGCCATAAAATCGGCCTTGTCAGCCTTCTTATCGAATTGCTTCTTGTGTGCGTCCGTGGCTTCGTCGTGCGTTTTTATTTCCTGTCGTACTTCATCGGCCGATAATCCCTCGGTAACTGTGCCATCGACGGTTACATTTTCGGCATTAGAATAGCCGAAAGCTACTGTAAGCGTGTGCCGTGTTTCGCCATTAGCCCCCATTACCGGCAATGTCGCCGGAGTGTCGTCTGTCATGGCCGAAAATAGTACCAGTTGTGCATCGGCGTTTCGCACGTAAAAGCCAATTTCACGCAGCGTAATCGCATCTTGAGTGCCTCGGTTCGACACTCGGAATCGCACCTTACAATCGACCCCGTCTTGAATAACGCTGATAATGTCGGCCTTTATCTTCTTATGGCCCAGGTCTGTTGCCTGTTCGATGTCACTGACAGCCCCGTCGCCGAACCATATTTCCTCGATTTTTAACTTCATTTTATTGGCCAACAACTCGGCGTGAATCTTTTTCCCGGCGTTGGTCAGTTTCGCTTCGCTCCACATATTTTTCGCTCCTTTCTGTCGCCTTATACGGTTTCAAGTGCCAAGCGGCCGCCGTAATAAACCCGTTCCCGGATTTCGTTCATTCGGTTAATCGATATATCCTCGTTCACGCTTTCAGCCACGACACGACCGCCGAAGTAAATCGTTTCCGTACTCGACTGTTCACTTTGTGATTTCATGATTAAATTCTTCGGAATGATAGGCTCGGCCCAGTCGTATATCTCTTGTACTCGATTGGCCACATCTCTCGATAACGTAAACCATATTTCATACTTATCGCCGTTGATTTCGGGTAATACATTCCCGATGCCGAACTGGTCGTCCAAGAGTTCTTGCAGCTTTTTAAGCGTGTACGGCCTACTTCCTCCAAGCAGTGTCATGATGCGGTCACGTCGTACTTCGACCGTGTCATTGACTCCGGGTAGAACGTCGAAAATCGCTTCCCACTGCTCTAGGCCGTACCCCGTGGCCGTGCTTATGTACTGGTTAATAAGAATGTCGCACATCACCTGCCATAATGCCCTGAATTCGGGATTTTCAATTCGCATAATTTCCTGAACGTCGAGGCTGTCACGACTTACCGGCGTAAGGTATCTCGATATATCAATATCACGTTCAAAATTCACGCTATGCACCCACTTTCGTGAGTTCGAGCGTTCCAAGTACCGGAACAGCTTCCGCACCCACGCCCGTATTCTCTTCCAGTCCTCTAACTCTAACGCTTGTTACATCGACGACTCCGGGAATATTCAATAAGGACATCAGAATATAAGCCGGCCTGACGGTCGTTCCCTCCGTGTCGGACTTCTTGCCCCAGGCGGCTCGCTCTTTGGCGAAATACTCTTTAATGGCCTTTTCGGCGACAGGCTTTACATCTTCGATGCTGACCCCTTTTCCAAGTATCACGGATGCGGATACCGGAATGGGCGTTGCCGTCACGGCCTTAACCGTCACCGTGTGGCCAATCGGAGCAAGGCCGTACCCCTTTCCTTGCGGAGTCGGGTCCATAACTTCTTGAACTTCCTTAACGAGGCCCTCGTCGGGTACTTCGTACTCGGTATTAATAATCACGAGCTTAACCGTACCGCCGCCATTCCAACAGCGAAACACCTTCACGCCGCCAACGCCCGGGATTGCAAGCGTTTTTTCTTTATAATCCGCTCCGTTCCCTCCGTAGGCTTTCGACTTCAAAGCCTCGAAATACCGTTCCCTGAACGTTTCCGTGTCTTCTTCATCTTCGCCAGGCGTGATGACTTTTACGATTTTGGCACTCGTTAGCCCGTTAACGGGAATAATCGGCGTAATGTCTCCGATTGTTGTGTTACCGCCTCGGCCTAGCTGTTCGCATTTCATCTTGTACGTATGTGCGTTGTCGTCGACAAGCTCCGTTACAATGAAGTTGTAATTGCCGGAGTTGAATCGGGTATATAGCGGCACCGGAATGTCGAATTGGCCAAGCACCTCGGCCGGCGTAGCTGCTTCGGGATAAATGTTAAATTCCGCAGCTCGGAGCGTTAAAAACTCCCTGTCCGCTGTCGTGGCGAACGTCTGTCGGAGTATAACCCTGGCCATAATATACGCCTCGGCCAACTCCAGGGCGGCCGGTGCTGTCGCATCGTAAATAATCGACCCCTCTCGTTTATCGAAAGTAGATCTGACTCGGGCTAACATTCTTTTTTCGATTTTATCAAATGTCATGTTTTCGTACACTTAAACGCTCACCCCCTTTGTGATATTCACAATCGTTCCGAATATCGTTTCCACGTCGAACCTTGCAAATACATCTCCGTCGTCATGGCTAAACTCGAATCCCGTAACTGATATGATTCTGTCGTCGGCTTCAAGTGCTTCCGTGATGCGACGTTGCAACTCGGCGTAAACATACGGTATCGGTTGTCCGAATAGGTCTTCCAATTCAATACCGTAATTCCACGAATAAATCGGATAACGGTATCGTTCCGTACTTAATATTTTGAATACGGCTAACTTCATAGCTTTTAGCCCGTCTGTAAACCCGTTTATTTGCCCGTCGGCCTCGAACTCAACGTTGTATGTATACGAAGGCTGACGGGTCTGTATAATCTCCGGCGAACCTTGCGTTGCCGAAGTCGGTAATAATTCATTCGCTATTTCGTTGTGCACCCCCTGTCGGGATTGTACCAACGGTCAAGGGCGATATACCTTTGGCCGCCACTTTCACGTAATAAAATGACCTTGTCGCCAAGGACAAGGCCGTTATGAACCAAGAATTTTTTGCGTCCTACATATCCGTGATGATGCGGAGCATAAGCGGCATCGCCACTGCCTCCGCTTGCGTCTTCCGTGATATGGTCAACGCTCATCTCTATCGTATGTTCGCATGTGTTCTTCGTCAGTAATATATTCGATTCCGGGATTGTAATTTTTTGGTCGACGGTAATCGCCAACGGGTCCACGCCTGTAACTTCTCCGACAAGAATGTCTGACATATCCAAGTCGGAAAGCGTATTCACGACGATGCCCTTCATCGCATCTACGATACGATTGTAATCGTTATGCATTTACGTCGCCCCCATTCGTATAACCTTCGACGGTAACTCACCGTTGCCCCAGGCGTAAGCGGCATCGCCGTAATGCATGGCGTATCCTTTACTCGACGAGTTGCCGAAACAACCGCCTGCACCGTCCGCAATAACGACATGGTCATCATCGCCATATATCAATAAGTCGCCTTTATTGGCGTACCCGTTGAACGACTCTGTAACGTATCCCTTCGCCTCCAGATTCCCTCGAAGAGTCGGTACGGATGCAGTACCTTTGTTGTATTCATCTGCAAGGTCCTTGTTATACCACGACCCGGCTGCACACACCGTATCCGCACACCCTACAGAACCATACGGACTGACCCGCCCGTCGTTCATAGAAAATGCTGTATCGACCTGTGCCGCTGTGCCGCTTCCTGTGGCCATACCGCCGATACCCATATGCCGTGCCTCCGACTTCTTTTTGGCTGCCTGTATCTTCTTTACGGCTTCCGCATCTTCATTCTTTGTGACCTCCGTCTTGCGTTCTTCTTCGTAAGTCACGAATAAATCGAGGTCCATTAAATGAACCCCGGTCTTGAACGTGTGCGTGACCGATTCAACCATTATGTACTGATTGATATTCACATCGCCGAAGTCTTTGTTGACATATAATAAAGAACCTCCACGAACTCGAATATCCCCGATAACTCCTTTCAGTCGTATATCTCGGGTCTTTCTGTTCTTTAGCTTTAGCATATTCGCCGCACGTTTAACGGCATCGACATCTTTGGCATCGGGAACCAATACGCATTGAAGGCGGCCCCATTCCTCGATATGTTCCTTGTCCATTTCGACGTATGTATTCTTTAGGACTTTTTGTTCGCCGTCGGGAACAGTACGATAAACCATTATCACGTCGTATGTATCCTTGTCGATAGAAGTCTTGTAATCGACATCCGTCATGCAGTCATCATCGATATATATATCGGTCTTCATTCCTTCCGTGACCGATTTCAGCATCAGCTGACCGCCGTCGTCGTACAGTTGGTAATATTTTTGAGTCTGTATGGTCGTAAGGTCCAAGGCCCGTTGGATAATATCGGCGAGGGTCTTGTCCTTTTCAATGCGTTGCGGTTTGGCCGGGAATTTATATACTGTGTTGTCGATTTCTCCGACTTTCAATTCGAAGTCCTCGGCAATGTTTTTAATGAGGTCCGTGGCGGTAATATCGCCGTATACGTAACAATCCTTATTTTTGAGGTATCTCAACTGGTCGTAAGCCGTCACGGAGATAATCGCCGACTTGTCCCGGCTCTTCTCGAATACCGTTCCCACGAACACCAATTCGCCGTTTACTTTAAACTCAATGTGATTGCCTTCCGTGAAGTCCAGTATGTCATCTTTCGGGATTTTTATCATGAGTTTTGCCGGCTCGCAATCGATGCCCCTAGTCAGTTGTACATCGTCCAGTACGTCGCATAAAAACGTCTTGTCCTTATTCGTAATGACGCATTGATACTCCAAGGGTACGGGCATCGGGTACTTGGTGAGTACCCGGCCCGACTTTTTCGGCTCTTCCTTTTTCTGTTCGTCTGCCATTACGTCATCCGACCCCCGTTCTGTACCTTCTCGGCGAGTGATTCGTCTTTTAATTTAATCAGCTGTCCGTAAGTCAGAAGGGCCGGAACAGCGATTTTATTCAAAGCTGCAATGGCGAATAGGTTATCCGGATTACCGAGTTGAGTCCGCACAACTTGTTGAAGTGTTGCCCCGAACCCACTCTTTACGGATTTCGGTACTTCCTTGCCCGTTGTCGGCCTATCGCCTTGTACCGTTCCTGTTACCTTTCCGTTTTCATCCGTCGTGACCTCGATACGCTTTGCTCCCCAGTCCTTCCATTTCTTTAGTTTTATGTTCGCATACATGTCGAACCCTTCGTCGGCCGAATCTTCGAGATTCCAGTCCTCGAGGGTACATTTCATGTTGTTCATTCCAAGCATCGAGCCTTTCGGACTCATGCGAACCATAATGAACTGTATAACGCCTTTCTTTTTTAGCTTCTCCAACTCATCGAGGTAGTATTTCGCCTTACGGCCCTTAAACAGTGTCGACTGATTGAACGGGTAGTTGCTGTTCGGCAACATGAATTTGAAGCTGACTTCCGTCAGTCCGGGCGGCTTAATGATATTGACTTCACCTTTGCCGATAAGGTCTATTGTTTCGTTCTTCCCGGCGATAGTCGTCGTCATTTCGGCCGGCGGTATCGGTATCTCCATTCTGTCAAGGTACATGTAATACACTAGATACCGACCCCCTGTCTTTGTCCGTTCACGGCCTGTTCGATACCCTTACGAAGATCCGATACGAATCCGTCCATATCGGTATCGTTATTAATCGTTACATCGTTGCTGATATTTACGACCGTGTTTTGTTTGGTGAATTTACTTAATGCGGAACGGACGGCTGCATCTCGCAGCTCTTTAATTTCCGTTTCTGTCATGTCGATTTTATCGGCGATTCGCTTCGTGTTATCGGCTGTTTGTTTAGCGTTTTTCGCCGCATCTTTGCCGCCACTTCCTCCGGCCGCTCCGTCCTTACCGGTACCACTTTCAATCTTCGACGCATCGTATTCGCCAGGATTAGAAATATCGGGTGTTTTCAGCATATCCCCGATACGGTCGCCAATCCCGTCGCCAATTTCATACCCGGTTTGAGCGAAGTCTGAAATGTTCCCGTATTCCATTTTCTGTGCGACAGTCACTTCGCCGCCGGAAACAGCGAAATGTTCGGCCTGTAATACGTTTTCTCCGATATGGTCAATCGCACCGCCAATAACGGACTTTATACCGGGAATATTCCCGATAAGGTCAATAATGGCGTTTACGGCTGCCTTTACGTATCCGACGATGCCGTTCCATATATCAATGAACAGATTGGCAACGGCTGCCAACGGGTCACGGAATACGTTAGCGAAGAAGTTCGCCAAGGCTGCAAAAATATTCCACACGAATACAACCGTGTTGTATATCACGCCGCCTAGTATTCCGAACAAGCCTCCAACAAGGCCCGTAACGGATATAGACGTATCCGCAAAATAATTGAACACGTCAACAGCTAAGAACACCAACGCTACAATAGCCACGATACCGGCAATAATCCAGGTTATCGGGCAAGCTGCAAGGGCCACGTTTAACCCGTCTTGTGCGGCAGTCAATGCAATAAGTGCTGCCGTTTCGGCCCAGTCTGCCACGGTTTTAGCTACAGTCGCAACTGCCGCCGCCCCCATAGCAAACGCACTCGACGCAAGCGGAATCACTAACGCCGTAATCGCTCCGGCTAGTACCACGGCCGCAATCTTTAACGCAACCATATGATTACGCACGAAGTTGGCCATGCCGCTAAAGGCCCATACAATCGTGTTAATAGCCGCATCAACGCCACGAACGACAATCCAAAACACGGGTGCTAACGCTTCCAGGGCCTCGGCTATTCCTTCTACGGCTTGCCGAACAGCATCACTATTCGCCAACTGTGAAATGCCTTCAAATACAGGCGTGAACGCTTTTAACGCTCTATTCTGTATCATCGTAAAATGGTCGCCCCAACGCTTCGGCATCGTTTCAAATTGTGCGTTGATTTCTTCCATATTCTCGCCGATAGCCTTCTTGATAACTTCGGCGGTAACTTTACCCTCGGCGGCTAATTGTTTAAGCTCTCCACGGCTTACGCCCATGGTTTTAGCAATTATGTTCTCGATAAGCGGTGCGTTTTCGGCAATGCTTCGGAATTCATCGCCCTGTAACTGCCCTGATGCCATGCCTTGCGTTAACTGTAACATGGCGTTTTTCTGTGCTTCCTTACTACTGCCGCCGATAACAAACAGCTTTTGAACGCCCTCCATAAAGTCGACCGCTTCTCTCGGGTCGGGAAAGGCATCATGGGCCGACATAGCTAATTGTGATACGGCGTTAGCCATATCCAAATAACCGCCCCTAGCTTTTTGTGCCGACTGATAAATGCGTTCATTTAGAATGATAGCGTTCTGTTGGCTGCCCGTAACCAAATTCATACGAGCTTGTATCCCGGCGTATTCTTCGGCCGTTCCCATGAGCGACGAAATGCCGTTCTGTATAGTGGATAACGCTGTCGTTACCGCACTGGCCGCTAAACTACCAATCATCATTTGAAACGCACCGCCCATACGTTCACTCATAGCCGTTGAACCGCTCGCAACCTTCTTCATGCGGTCGCTTAGGTTGTTCATACCGTTTGATGCTTTCCGGGTAGCCTGTGCTGCCCTGTCCATTGCATCGGGAATGTTCGTCGACAGCTTAATGTAATTGTTAATGGTTGCCATGTGCTACCCCTTCCCGATTTTAGCCATTTCCGCTTTCTCGGCCTGTACGTGATAGTTCATAAAGGCGATTACGGCGGCTTTTTCGTTCTCATCCATATTGACGAACGCCCTCGGCCTGATGCCGTACTTCACAAAGGCCAGGTACGCAAACGAGGTCTCCGGGTCGTCCGTCTTTATCAGTTTTTTACTTCTTTAATCTTATCGTCGAGACCGACTTTAAATCCTTGTGCCTCGGATACGGCACTGGCCAAGTCTGCATATTCGCCGGGTAATAACATGACTTTCAACAATTCGCCCGGGTCATTAGCACCCCAGGAATTTTGCAATTCTACTTCGTCGAGAGTCGGGTATACGATAGTTTCGGTAATCAGATCCGAATTAAATCCTTCGTTGTCGAATCGTTCTTTATATTCACGAGTGCCCGGTACGAGGACCTTCTTAGTGTGACGGTCACGAATTCTATCGAGTTCTTTAGTCGTCAGCACTTTGATTTTCCATTCAATCGGCTTGCCGTTTTCATCCTTGAAGCGGTCGGATGCTACATACCCAACTTCGCTTTCGATTTTTACATTCTCTTTCAAAAACGCACTGAAATTTTCTGCCATTCTTTTTGCCCCTTTCGTTTGTATATAAAAAGAAAAGGAATGAAGGCCCTATGCCTTCATTCCGTCCAATTCTTTAAACTTCGTGGCCCATTTTACGTCCTCGAACGTGAAATTAATTTCGTCTTCGAGCCATTCTCCGTCTGCGTTGAAGTTAGCGACGGTACCTTCATCGATATTGCATCCCTTTAAGATGACCGTTTGTGACCCGGCGTGACTGGTCGGGTCTTCGTTCGTTACTTGCATATCGAAATACGTATCCGTGCCGCTCTTCATCATGTTTTCAATCATATCGTCGAAAATCGACGTATTCTTGTAAATCGTCAGCTTGCCGCTTCCTTCGAGCGATGTTGACTTGTTCCCCTTCATCATGCGGCCCAGGATTGCCACTTGCTTTTTGTTCTTCTTAACGGTGGCCTTTAAATCTTTGGCCTGGAACAATAATTTGCGAGTGCTGCCAACGATTATATAGCAGTTGGCCAACTTGGCACTGATTACGTCGGCCGCTTCCATTGTTCTGATTGCATCCGGCATTGTGTTCCCTCCTTTACGCTACGACGACGGTCATGTACAGTTTTTCCATTGAAACCGTCGGCTGTAATTGAACGTCGACCAAAACATCTTCCTTGTTATCGCCTTGCGACGGAATAGGAATATCCTTATCGTCGAAATTCTGAATCGCACGCACACGTTGATATTCTTCAGCTAAATAAACCAAATCAGCCCACAACGCTTTGCGGCCGTCTTCATCGTTCTGCACCTTATCGAGATACGTCTTATTGAATAAGCGTGCCGCATCGATAGCCCAGTTGTCGAGTACTCGGATAACCTGGTTAAGCGAAAAATCACGGCTTTTTTCTTTTGTGAATTCCGTAAACGTATTAATGTCCTTCAATACTCGCACTTCACCCGTGACGTTACCGCCTACGGAATCAGTTACGGAATGGAACATAAACATGCCGTTCTTAATCGCTTGTTCTAATTCGAATTGCTTATACTTCGTGTTAATCGTGTACTCGCCTGTATACTTACGGTTGCCGACCGTTTCATTAATTGCACACGACGCTTCTTGACCGGTTACCCAGTATACGGCACTGCCTTTTTCCGCTCCGCTGTCTGTAACGTCGTTTAATACAGAAATAACGCCCTCATCATTAACGCCCTGCTTGCCGTGGATAACCAACTGGAATTTTGCCCCCGTCTGCACTCTGCAACGATGCGTGAAGTTAATTAAAAGGCCCTTGATAGCGTCATCAGAACCTGCATAACCAAGCACGTTAAAATAGTACGGCTCAAGCATTTCAAGGCCGTCCTGATAGTTCTTTGTTGTAACGGCTGCTCCGTTCGTACCGCCTGTAAGTGCCGTGTAAGCAGTTGCCGCCAATGTAACCGACTTCTCGAATTTCAGATACTCATTGTCGACAAGGTCCGCAGCCGTCTTTACGCCCGACTGTTTTGCCACTGCCTGACGATTGTTGTCTGTCGTCATGTACGTTGTGACGATAAAAGCTCCGGAATTGTCCGGATCTGACTGTACCGATACCCCCAACGCATTACCTCTAATGCCTGCATATTTCGCTTTGGCAAGCGTGCAAGATGCGACAGCTCCGTCACTATTAAGACGATAGAAATATCCCGTTTTAAGGCCCGTAAACAAATCTCTAAGGCCTTTCATTTTCGGGTGTGTGTAGTCATAGCCGAAATACTGCATACAGTTCTTTTGGAATTCATCTGCATCGACTCTGAATACCGTACCCGACGGGCCGTAATCCAATTCAAGCATCATTGCTCCGAACCCTCGGTCGGATACTTCTGCCGATGCCCGTATTTTCGACACGAAATTAATATACGTGCCGGGTAAAACCTTGTTGTGGAACAAGAACGTTCCGCCGCCTAATGCCATTACGCTGTTCCCTCCTTATTCATTTACGGACTTTTGCACCCGGTGTGTAAGTGCATCGCTTAACACCTTGTCCACTTCATCCGCTCCATATAACTGCCCGGAATTCAATACAGTATCAAGAATATCTCGATACCGCTTAAATCGGTCAGATTGTAATATAGTCACCTTATCGAACCGTTCGACGATGCTCTTCGGCTCTTCCTTTACGGCGACTTCTGTGTTTTTATTTGCCGCTGTTTCCATTTTTAACTCCTTCCGTGATTCCGACTTGATGCATCGCCTCTTGTCGTTTCCCGGCTTTGCGTCGCAAATCTTCCAGGGTCAATAAGAAATGCATCACGCCGTCCGTTACCTTATACGAACGCTTCTTACTTCTCATCAGTTGGCCGTCGACCGTTATGTACTCTAAGGCTGAATACAGTCGTTCGCCCACGTCGTGAAGTTCGCCTCGCACGTCCTCCGGTAGGTCCTCTTCGTTAAGAAAGTAGAGTATCTCGAAGTCGTTCGTCCGGTCGTACAGGCTAGAAACGTGTAAATCCTCGGACGAATTTACCAGGCTGATATAAAAGCACGGGAATTCTGCCCCGTTTTCTTTGAATTCGAGGTATACCGGCCGCCCTGTTTCCCTATGTACGGCCATCGCAATGCCCGTAATAATGTTACTTATTGAGTTCACGCAAATACCCCCTGACAACCCTGTCGAGAATCCTCCCGGCGTTCCTATCCACGACACTTTCGGCCGCATCGGTCATATGTAACCCCTCGACCCAGGGCTTTTTGAGTCTTGCCCCGTGCACCACGCCGCCAATCGGAGTGCCTAACATCGGAACATATCGCCCCACTTCTTGACGATGCCCTTCATCTACGAACGACGCATACCGGGACGTGTTGTACACTTTAGCCGCCGCCGTCGTTCCGGTTATCTTAGCCGCATCCACTCGCCACGAATTCCGTGTTTGTTGTGTATTGTAGTGGTACGTTAGGTATATCGCCTTGCCGTTTTTATCTCTACCCATAAAGGCTTTGACTGACCCTCGCTTGCCGACAGGCGTTCGCTTTTTCGCTTCCCTTACATATAAGGCCGCTAACTGATTCGTGCCGGCTTCTAATACTCGTGTCGTATCGGCCTTGCCGCCCAGTTCCTGTACCTTATTGCAAAAAGATTCAAATTCTCGAATATCAAATTCGACGTTCGCCATTATCGTTTCTCCAGTAATTCAAGTTGAATTTCTTGATGCGTATCGTATTTTGCCGGAGTGGATGCCGCCTTATACCAGGTCACTCCTTCGTTATGCGATACTGCAATGCGTGACCCCTTCGGGATCTTCGCATCCGGATATGTAAACAGCACGATCGACTGAGTGAAGGATGCTACCCCTTCACCCGTTCCGGTCGTGCTTGTCTTATACGATATACGGCAAGGGTATATGCCCGTGTTCTTCGGCTTAGACGTAACGATGCCCGTGTCTTCATCTTGCTTACTCACATCGGCATACACGAACGCACTCATCTCGTACATTTTTTCAAGCTGTTGCCTCGCTCGTCTTACCATTTCAGCCGTCGGTAACACGCTAATTCCCCCTTGCCGTAATTCGTTAATACATCTGCCAATGCAGTCAGACGCACGGACAAAGGCTCGCCGTTAAACTCGATTTTCGTATCGCCAATTTCGATTGATTTCTCCATATCATCGGTATCACCAAGAATATTTTTCCCCTGTATTTTGATCAGCTCTCCAAGTGTTCGATATATGACGACTCGCTCAAGCTCGACGGGAACCTCTGTCTGATTTATATCGTTGAGTATGCTCCGTTCGACAACCTCGGAAATAAAATCAATCGAGGTTTCAAAGGCGGCAACATCCGGGCATCCGGTCAAATCTTCGGCAAGCGTGATAACCTTCTCCGTGTACTTATTCATCGGCCTGGGCCTTCTTTTGGTTTGCTTTTTTTGTCGTCTTTACTTGAGTGGCTTGTGCATCTTCATCGGCCTGCACTTCTTCCGTCAAAGGCTCTTCCTCCTGAACGTCTACGCTCTCGGTGTTCATCACTTCCGACTGCTCCATGTCTATATCTGCGGCCGTTTCTCGGTGTCTCCTAATCAGCATACCCATTGATAACCCTCCTTGTTATACGGCTTTGAATGTCATTTTTAAGACTTTAGCCGGATTCGTTAAGCCAACTGCGTAATGTTCTGCCGCCGAAATAACCGTTGTCTTGGCCAAAATATCACGGTCCGTTTCAACGTCTGCTACTTTCTTGACATAAATAGTTACGGCCGGCATTACAGGCTGTCCGTCTGTTTCTGCTGCACTCATCTGTACCATGAAATTGGTGAAGTTGCCGCCGGCTTTCGGTACACGACGAGATACAACGACTTCGCAACCACAAATAGATCCGATGGCTCCGGTCATCATCAAATCGCCGCCGTATTTAGTCTTGTCAATGAAAGCCGGGTCCTTACGGATTTTCGACAACTGTTCGGGATGAATGAACAGCACCTTGGATACGTCGCTTTCTTCTGCGAATTTATCTACCCCGTTTACAATCCCGTCATACGAGATTTCGTTTGTATCCGTAACCGTAAGCGTTGTCGTTCCCAACGCCGTTACAATATCTTCATCGACCTTGCTTGCGATAGACATCAACAGCTGACGCTGTGTTTCGCCGACCGGGTCGCCGTATCCGGATAAAGCCGCTTCGTCTGTAATTTCTGCCGCTTTACCGACTTTCTTTACGGATACTTTTGCCGTGCTTGCTTCGAGTTTAGATACGTCGATTGCAGCACCTTCGGCCACATCCTGTGCATCACCGATATACTTAAACGCCGGAATCGTAATAGTGCTACCGGGTCGACCTTCAAGAGTGTTGTCGATTTTACAAATTTGCGTAAATTTGATTGCTTTCGGCAAGCCTGCCGCAATCATATCCCCCATAACCTCGGGATTGACAAGGTTTGCTAATTTTGTTGCGTTTGCACTTGTAGGCATGTTGTTATTCTCCTCCGTTCGTTAACTGGTCGTACAGTTCTTTATCCTCGTTATATAACTTGACTCGTTCACCATACGACATTTTGTTGAATTGTTCTTTCGTTACGCCTCCGTTCGGCTTGTTGCCGCCAGGGTTTCCAGGCGTTGCCCCCTTGACGTTCGGCTTATCGTCACCGAAGAGATACCCGGCCTCCGTTACGAGCTTCTCAATCTGCTTGTCGAGGCCCTTAATTTTCCCGTCTTCGACCTCGGCACCGTTAAGGTCGAGCAAAGCACGCACGGCCTTTACGCTCTTGGCCTTTGCCGTTAATAAAGCACGGTCGACAATCCCGTCGATTTCCATGTTTTTAACCTTTTGTGCATACTCCTTTTCCCGGGCTTCACTTTGCTTTTTGAGTTCCTCAATTTGCTTGCTCAAATCCTCGTTGCCTTTAGCTTTGTCTTTTAAGCCGTCCAGTTCCGTTTTGATTTGTGCCAGTTCCGTTTTGGCTGCCTTCTTCTCTTCGTTCGTTGCGTTGAATTGTGCTTTCGATACGTAATTCTTTCCGTAATCCTCCACAATCTTATCCGCAGCTTCGTCCGTTACGCCTAACGCCTTTAACTCTTCTTTCGTCATTCTTATGACTCCTTCCTGTTACGCTTTATTTTCGAGTGCTACACCACTCGTTACGGTCTTGTTAGTTATCGCCCAACAATACTAAAATGGCATGAAAAAAGCACCCACGATTGTGAGTGCTGAAATAAGTATTGAATTAAAACTCGTTTATTAACTTTCGGGCTTCCTCGGCTGTGCATTGCACCTCGAATTTACATTCACCCTTTATTTCGGGATCCCATTCCGATATCAACAGGCAGCGGTTAAAAAACAGCTCTTCGATAAACCCGTCTTGCCGCAAGGCCTCTCCCTTAAACTGCACCAACGATACCCGCTCATCAATATTGCTTGCCAGATTATCAAACGTGACCAACACAGTCAAATACCGCCTGTCTACCTTTGTGCCGCCAATCATCGGCAATTTGGATACACTCTTGCACACTTCGATGCGAGCCTTGCAATCGGCCAGCTTGTACCGTGACTCGCCGCGCACGACATATAAAGTGCCGCTATCGATGAATATGCTTTTGGTCGTTTTTTCCATTATATTCACCTCCTGTGTACCAAAAAAGCACCTACATAAATAGGTGCTTTAAGCTTTGCGAATCTCATTAATATACTTTTCAAACGTCTTGCTTCGTTCTTCCCATTCACGGTACTCTTTCGTATTACCGTAGGGACAAGGCATTTCTCCAGGCCACATCGCTACTTTTACTTGTTTTTTATTTTTTTGGTTTTGTTCTTTCATATTCCCACCCGTATTTTTCAGCCATCCTTGTAGTGATTTTATGACTAATAGCTTGCCATATCGCTTGCTCGCTAAACCCTGCCGCAGTCATCCGTTCGTAGAACCCTTTATACTCCCATTTTACTTGTTCGTATATCGCCTTAATTTCGGCTAGGTAGGGGCGGCCTCCAGTACCTATGGATACTTTGTACTTGATTCCATTATGCCCAATCACAAGCATCTTGTCAATACTCTCGAAGTCACACATAACGATCAAGTCATCGGGCGAAAAGGACGAGCTGCGTGGATGATTATGAACGCAATCCACTGATTTTGCGGGGAGCTTCTCTAAGAATCGCACCAATTCAGGAGGAAACACAACCGAACTACTATCTCCGCTTAAATCAGGATACGCCACATCTCCTTTTTTATCTCTCCAAAACAACCCCTCGGTTCCGGTTCTCTTACCATGAGATAAGGCCTTTTGGTATGCGTTTTCAATCCCCGCCTCATAACTTCCCATTTGCTTTACATGCGCCTGTGAGGTTTTGCCCTCGTTGGGCGGCGTGTCTTTTCCCCTATCGTCTATGCGACCTTCGCTTATATACCACTTTTCCCACTCACCATAATCGAGTTCACCCTCAACGAATACTGTTTTACCCGTCTTCGGATCCCTTGCGGCCCTTGTTCCGCTTCCGGTAATATCGGCAAGGTCATCTCCTAAATACGGAACCGTCGTACTTCGACAATGGCAGTGAAACGGCGGTATCGTAATGCCGGGTTTTGCATCCTTACGTTGTACGATCTTACCGTCCATACGACGGCAGATGGGGCTTGTCTTGCTATCGAGTGTGGCCAATATCTCCACAGCGTCAACGTCAAGTTCGGCCATGCAGTCCATAAACGCTTGCGAATGTACCCGTGCGAGCTCCGTTTCGACCAGTCTATTGGCGTTGCTATACGACGTGTTCATATTTTTTACAATGGCCTTTGATATATCGGCCGTGCCTTTGCCTATTATCATCGCCTGTGTAAATTCGTTTTGCATTGTCTTAGCCAACTTCTTGCGGTTGTCCCATATGCGTTCGGAGAAGTCTTTGCCGTCAGGTGCCCACGGAGAATGAATAATGCGTTGTACAGTGTTCGGATCTACTTGGCCATATTTACCATATTCACCTTTCATTGTCTGCGTAAGATGTGCAGTATGATAATTCGTACTTTCATATACCTTATTTAGTAGATCCGATATATCAGTGTCTTGAGTCTTTGCCCACCGTTCAAGCTCGTGAACTGTGTTGATATATAACTCCTGCTCACGGTCGAGCCGCTTGCGTATAGACGCCTGTTTTAACATTTGCTTATACTCATCCGATAGCCCCTCTTGCTCGGCCTGTCGGCGATATTCTTCAAGCGTCATCTTGAAGGCCTTTAACTCCCTCGCATTTAACTCTTTACGAGCATCGGCAAGGCTTATACCGTTCTCATCGGCATACCGCTGATACCAGTCGTTTACGTTCTTCTCCATGCGCATGATGATTATATCGGCCTGTTTCCGCAAGTTTCGGCTTGTCATCTTACCAAGCCCAAAGGCTCGTTCGGATTCGTCTTCGTACCGCTTCGCCCAGTAATTACTCGGCATGGCCATCACCTATATAATCGGGTTCGTTTGTCGCCTTTTCGGCCTCTAACTGCTTCATTTCCTCGGCCACATCTTTTACCCACGGGTGATTAGTAAGAATGGTTTCATTGCTGATAACTCCAACGCTGTTACGACAGTTGTTAATCGTATCGCCCTCGTTCATCGGAAGGTCACGATTAAACGTAAAATCGACATCCTCAACAGCCTTTTTGCCGCTTAAGCTCCTATAGGTATTGACGAACCATAACATCCGGTCGAGTCCTTCACGAATGCCCATTTCCATTTCGTTGGCGTCGAGGTCAATATCCGAATACATCGACGTTATATTCATCTGATTCGGGTTGTTACTCATGCGATCATCTCTACTATCGAACCCTCGGCCATTCTCGATTATCGCCTTTTTGAGTAACTTAATAATGACCTCGTAGTTACTTGCGTTCACCTCAATATGAAGGGCTTCCACGCCACCTTCTACCCCGTCGACTGTCCGGACCTTAATTGCTCCGTACTGTGCTAGGTTAGCCCGAAAGCTGTCAAGCTCGGTACCGTCGTAGTTCTTGATGATGAGTATAGTGCTGCGGATGTCTTCCTGCATATTGTCGGCGTAGTTTGACAGCATCGTATTAAGTGCATCCTGCAAGCTCTTCACTTTGGCAATTAACGGCTGCTCTTCTTCATTCATACGGAATGCGATGAGCGGTACGTTATCCCAGTTGTACGGCTTGTCATTAATGGCAAAATTTGCCGTGCTTTCACGGTCTCGGTCATCGGCAAGACTGCCATTTTCATACACGTAATACTGAACGCCCGTACGGTCGTAAAATTCAACCTTGGTCATTCTGCGGTCCATAATCCCCTCATACACGTCAATCTCGTATACATAAGCAAAGGCATCGAGCCGCTCCCGTTCCTCATCACTCCAAAACGGTAATACTTGCTCAGGCTTCATACGCTTAAACTGCAATGCTCCTGTCTCGTCGATATACGGATGCAGATACCCAACGCCACCGGTCAACATGTCTTTTCCTACACTCTTGAGCTTACGCCGTACACTCGGTGTAAAGACGTCTTTTATGTCCTCGTCGTCTGTTTCTACGACGAACGGTTTTGCCAGTAAGTAATTCACTTTCTGATCAACAAGGTCATCGAAACGATTGTCCACAATCTTATTGTTAGGCAAATTGGCCAGCACCACTGTTTTGCCGCCTGTGTCAGTTACGGCTCGAGTTTTACGCAATATATCTTGCTCGCCTTGGTAATATTGGCGGCCTGTTATCATAGCCTTGCGTTCCTTGCTGCTTATCCACTTTTGCAACTCACGACTTAAAAACTGTCGCTTACTCATCGGTGCGTTATCACGCAACGCTCGATTTATTATGTCAGTCCAAAACATTCTATACCCCCAAATCAAACGAGAACCGTTCTACCCCAATATCTTCACAAGCATACCTCATAGCATCCATTAAGTGATTGTTATTGTCTTCCGGCTTCCCCGTATATCTGTCAAAACGGTCTTTAGCCCATTGATACACACTTATTTCTTGTAAGAAGTTCACACACCTGGGGTGAATTATTAGCTCGTAGTTTTGTATTTTTTGGATCCCGTTTAATACACTGTCCTTACCTTTTCGGGATTTTACAATTCGGGATATCCCTGCCTGGTACAATTCTTCAATGCTCTTAGGCTCGGCTGCATCGGCCCGTATTCGCTCTTTAGCATAGCCCATACTCTCGATGCGCTTAGCTAATTGCTGATTGGTTAACCCTGTTTGATACAACTCATCGAACACATATATTTTTTTATTCTTCTGATTCACCACTGAACAGAATAATGCAGCAGGATCCGTTGTATACCCGAAGTCCAAACCAAAGGCAGCCTCTACTCCTTCTTGATTTCTAATTTCATCATAATCAAACACTTGTTCCTTCCAGTTTTCATATACAAGCCCATCAACAACACCCCAATCTCCTTCTCCGGCAACGGCATAGCGCCTTGAGTTCTTCTTCATTTCTTCAAACAGGAGTAAATCCGATTGGCTTAGGAACTCATTACATCGATAATTCGTTGTCATTGCCAACACGTTCGGACTAGGCGTATCGAAGAACCGTTTCTTCAACCAGTGCCTATCAGACCATGGATTAAACGTTAAAACGACCTGATGATACATCCCTTCGGGCAATTGCCCACGAATGCTTTCATCAAGTCGGTTAAAGTCATCCTCTTTTGTTATCTCATACGCTTCCTCAATCCAGAGTCTACACAAGCAACCTGAATCAACGGTAATGGACGTAACTTTCAGCGGATCATCGAGGCCTCTAAACAGGATTTTCTGTCCTGTCGGAATATAGGTAATCTCTAACGGCGATACGCTGCACCTAAAATACTTTTCAACGTGCAGTCTTCGCATAGCCCATTTAAGCTGTGCAAAACAGCTATCCCGAAGTGTTCGTTCCGTCTTACGTACTACAAGCCAATTAATAACAGGATTGCTCACAATCTCATAGATAACTCGTAATGACTGCGTGGATGATTTCTTACTGGCACGACTGCCCTTAACTACTTTATAGCGGCCTTTAAACCTCCAAAACTCACCGTAGCCCTTCCCCACTATATCGGCAATATTCACGACGTCGTAATTAGTCTGCAACGTCATCACCACCGACAATCATAATCGGATTGACTTCAATAGCTGTATCGGCGCTAAACAAATTGTTTCGTTTACCGATAAGCTCTAAAGCCTTTAGCTGGGCCCTGGCGTCAACATGTTTTTTTATAATTCGTGCACGGCTGCATCCTTCTCCCGTACCCTCAACCACAACAACCTCTTCTTTAACCTCACCCCGAGCCAATGCCGCCAGTCGACCCTCGACTTCTGCGATGCTCATGATTCGGTCTTTGAAGAACTCGTCTTGTAGTTCTTTGACACGGTTTTTAATTTCAACTTTTTTCAACAGTCGTGAACCTATCGAATAAGCAGTTAACTCACTATATCCGGCTCGGATAGCGGCCTGAGTCGCATTTAAATCCACCAGATACTCGATACAGAATTTTTCTTGTCTCTTATTCAACATGTAACCGCTATCGTCACCTCCTTGAAGCGCCGTACCTAGAATGATTCATGGCATGTTTGGCTGCAACGAAACATTTACATGCACCTGTCCCGCCAATATGTATTACGTTAGCAGAGCAAACACCTTTATGATTGTTTAGGCAGGATCTGCGGCAGCATTGTACTTTCGTTTGATTTGCCATGACTCTCCTTGATACGACGCATATAAAAAGGACGCCCCATTAGGACGTCCTTAGAAATCAAATAATTATTTGTGAAGAAAATTTACAACCCATAACCCCGATGCACAAAACCACATTCCGACAAGCATTGCAGCATAGGCCAATATACACGTTATTATCGCAGTCAATCTTAAAACATCGCCTGCTGAAAACCTCTTTTGCTCGTTTCCACCCTGGAATGCGATTTTTCCAAACTCATCCGTGTAGAACCCTTGAGCCAAATAAGATATTGCATAGCTCAAACTAGCAAAAAAGGCCCCCACCCCAAAAGCAACCAATGCGTTCCATAACGACTGATAAACAACGATTGAAAAATCATTTTCCAGTAAATAGCCAAGATTATTGCCAAGAAATGCGACAAACATCATCACGGATCCACCATTGATAAATAAAACGCTTTTTATTGCAGACTGAGCAAATCCAATCATCGCCTTTAAATGTTCCGCAGCCAAATGAGCATTGCCATTAAGTTCCGCTGCTCTTATTGCTGCTTCATCTTTGTGAACAATCTCCGACATAGCAATCATGTTCTCTACTTCGTCAATTCCCAGAAATTTTCTTCCTCGTTGTTTTTGTTGCTCCACCATTACCGAAAGATATTCATGCCCCACGTTCATCACCTCGAATATATAGTATCATAAATTCAAGATAATAGCTCCCTTACAACGCAAAAGCGACGCCCGTAGGCGCCGCCCGCCAGCCTGAAAATAAAACTACTTGGAATGATTGTGCGTACGGTATTTTCCGTACTTTTTACTTCTACATCATATCATGTCAAGATACTGACATTTAATGCCATCTTCTGAGAAAACTCCTCTAGTGCCGCACGATGAATTCGGAAGGTATGTCGCCAAGTGATATTCATCTCAACAGCAATTTGTTCCCACCGTTTATTCTGAATGTACCGCTTAGTTAATACTTCTTGCTGAGTGGCACCTTCAAGCTTTGCTATAAGGGTCTTCGCTTGTTCACGCACTTCTATCAGCTCATCCCACTCACGATTTGTGTCCCGAATAAGCTCGTCCAGGCGGGCAATCTTGTCGGACACATCAATGGGGCTACCGCCGGTGATTTTATCTTTAGCGTAATCCAAGGCTTGAAGGCTGCATATGTCATGCTGAAGCTGAGCGATCCGTTCTTCTTTCATTCGTAGCCTGGTGTCAAGACTGCGGACGTATTCAAGATATTCCTTCGCATTCATGCCATGCCTCCTACTCTTCGAGATAACTATACGCTCTATCGAGGTCTCGGAAGGCTGCATCAATCGCACTAAGCGCTCTGTCTTTGCAGTCCATATCCATTTCGTTATCTCTGTAAACAGCCTCACGAACCCGTGCTAAATCTGCAGATATATTAGCCAGTATCACGGCAGCATCTTCGGGGTCAACTTGTCCGTTGATAGGACTTCTTGCGATATTAGTCATTATGATTCTCCTTTCAGTGTCGTTTGTATCAGTTCTTTTTGCGGTAATATATTGCCGCAATCAACTAAGGCTTTCATTTTCTTTAACAACTTAACCAGGGATTCTCCGTAATCAGCCAGCGGCTCCTTGATTTGGTTGTATTCTTCCTGGCTTTTAAATCCATCCTTACCGATAATAGGACGAATAACATACCCAAATCGGTCATCGGGGATAAGCACGCAGCCACGACCACGAAGAAAACAAAGCACATCGGCAAGTTCAGAGTTAACGAAGGCAGCATGTAGGAATAGCCATACCCACAGATTGCTGTCTTCGGGGTGCTTCTTTTCGTAATCGTCGTGGTATTCTTCAATCGGCCAGTTTTTCGGATTACGGGCCTCTTCCACTTTGCGGACAAGGCGTTCAACGAGGTTCTTAATTTCAGGATCACGTCTGAGTAAATCAAACTGGGGGTGTTCCATCTCGTTTAGAATCTCCTTAAAGGCACTTCTGGCTCGTTTTACGACCTCTTGATTAGCCATTGGTAAGTTCCTCTATCTCGATATAAAGTCCGGGCTTATCGAGGTAAAATTTTTGAATTTCTTCACAAGCTACAAGAGCATCGTCCGTCCAAAAGTCCAAATCTGTCATCACGTCTTTTAAGAGCTTCACTAAATTGTCCGTATCGGGCTTTGTTGTTTTCCAACTCTTTACAGGATGAGCGGTAGTCGCTAAATATATCCACGTCGTCGAAAGCCTTACAGGACACGCAAACGGAGTCTTGGGAGCGTAAGGGGTAAGGGCTGCCATAAACTTCTGGCGGGCGTCTTTTACGTTCTGAGGCTCGTACACGACAGGCTTACCGTTTACTACCATAATTTTCTTTTCTTGATGAGTCGCCGAAGGGATTATCATCGGCAAGAAAAACTTTAATTTCATTGCATACTCCTTTCTAGGGAAACGCCGAGGGCACGTATTGCCCTGAGGCGGTCAAAGTGTGTTAAGAAAACGGCAAAGCCAAAGCCGTTTTTAACACTTTGTCCGTCCATGGCAATTGTGAGACTTTTATACAACGGACATTGGTATATATATATAACGAATGTCCGCTAGTTGTCCGATTATATTTATGCATATACAGCGTTTCAAGAGAATAATTATTCATTTCTAAATACCCTTCCTTGCTCTCTTCGGAAGGTTTTACTACTATCAATATCTCGACCGACTGTCTTAACGCTTACGTCAAGGTATTCTGCCATATCCCCTACGGTGACCTCGCCTGAAATGAGGCACGCATTATACGCCGCCTCAAGGTTCTGGATTCGAGACCGTTTTATTTTGCTTCGGGAGTTTCGGCCACGTTCTGCCGGAGTCATCTCGACGTCCAGCTTAATCGTCTCAAGCGTTCCCGTGTCATCGATACGGTGAACGGGATAATCGAACCAGACGTTTACCGGCCTGAATGAAGCGTATTCACGAAGCGTTCCTTCAATACGCCAAGCCGAACGAGAGGAACCGATTTGTTCAGCGTCGAGTTCAATCATGTCAAGCAGCGCGTCAGCATCACGGCCGAACACGCCTGACCCAGAGGCTCTGTCGATAGCTCGCTTACCGCCTTGAGCGCCTTTGGAATGATGATGACAATAAATGACCGAGCAATTAAGCTCCGTTGCGATACGGTCGAATTGATTACAAAAATGAGCCATCTGCTCGGCGCTGTTCTCATCACCCGTAATGACTTTATAAATCGGGTCGATGATAATCGCCGTGTACTCCTGTTTAACAGCTCTCCTAATGAGTTTCGGAGCGAGCTTATCCATGGGTAGGGACTTTCCTCTAAGGTTCCATATGTCGATATTAGAAAGGCTGCGGGCTTCCCAGCCAAGTTCTGTGTACACGTCTTTAAATCGATGTAGGCAAGAAGCTGCGTCAAGTTCCAGATTCACATACAGGACTCGTCCCTGGGAGCAATCCCAATTCAGCCATTTACGCCCTTCCGCAATAGCGATAACAAGTTCTATAAGAGCAAAGGACTTACCCGCCTTAGACGGTCCTGCCAATAGCATTTTGTGACCTTTACGGAGTACGTTTTCGATAAGCGGCGGTGCCAACGGCGGCAGATTATTCCAGAAATCTCGAAGACTTTCAGGCTCCGGCAGATTGTCATTAATTGATTCGATCCACGTCTGCCACTCGGCAAAACTACTCTTGCCGATATTTGTATCAACCAGGAACTGCTTTTTATCCTTACGAGTAACGCCGGGCATACGACTGAGGCGGCTCGGATTTCGGTTCTGAACGTCGATTTCAAGGCCGTTTTTACGACAAATGTTATAAAGATAATCGACCCGTTTACGATATTCGTCGTAATTGGCAGCGTCTACTTTAACGATGGCGTGAACGGATTTACCGCCGCTATAGACCATGCACGTAACAGGAAGCTCCAGCTTACGAATAATTTCGTTTTGCTTGTCGATGGGCATGCAGTCCGATTCGACCAGGGCGTATTTAAACTCCGTTACGTTCTCATTGCGAACGCCTCTCCCGTCTAGCGGGTTAAAGCGTATCCAAGCGCCTACATCGGGATTATAATCACCCAAAACGGCACCGATATCGCCGTCACACTCTGATAAGGCGTGGATAAGCTCCCCTGCCGTACGCTTGAATTTCCCCTTAGACGGCAAGAATTTCCCGTCTTGTTCCCAGGACTCGGTCACATAGCCGACATAATCAGAGCTGTCGTAAAGAAGCTCTAAGTACGTAATTAAATCTTTAGCCGGATTCCAATCGTCACCCGGGTCTTCAATTTCTCGTCCTTCTACCCAGTTCTTATCGATAATGACTTCTTCGTCGGCAATGATTTCGTCATCCCAGCCATATGCCCGATCGGGTATATGAGGTGTGGCGGTCCAGCCGTTTTCTTTGGCCATGTTTACGATAGTAGCTCCCGTAACGGGACTGCCGTTATAGTGGCCTGTGAACGTTGCCCATTTTTTAGCACATTCGCCGGTGTGATAACGAGTGATATCTTTGGCACTCCAGGATTCCCAGTCGCTAATGTCGTAGCCTTCTTCTTTAAGCCCCATTCCTACCTGAAGCCATTCCTGATAATCACAAAAGGCGGGGTCGATGTAGTCCAATAAAGGTATTAAGTTGATTTTACGCATTTCCTTTTCATCTCCTTTATGGACTACGCCGGGATATAAGTTTCAGGCGTAACGCCATTCGGAATTCTCCAATTATTCATAGAGATTCGAGCAATCATAGATGAGGCCTGGTCAAATGTCCATGTACCGACGTGCTGGAAGCCACGAGACTCCAAGAAGCGTATTTGCTTCGGTCTTGACAGGCTCATATCCTGACGTTTCTTTAATCTATCTAAAAGAAGTGAAGCCTTACCGGCATTTTCAATCTCATCGGCAAAGATACCGAATTTCTCTAAAGCCTGGATTTGCTTAACAGACGGCGGTGCCATTTCATAACCAAATGACGGCACATATCCCGATAAGTCTTCAGACTGAATGGACATTTCAAACTGTAACGGATCCACAAGCTTGCGTTTGCGTTTCTTCATTTCCTTAAGCTTTTCAGCCAAGGCTTGCTCCCGTTCTGCCACGACGTCCGATTCAGATTCTTTTTCAAGCTCTTCAATATCAATAGGCCCTGTCGCCTCTTCAAGTTTTTCCGTCATTTTCTTTGCGACGTCTTCATCTTTACTTATGAGATGGGCAGGTCGGCATAACTCGTGCCGTTCCGTATTCCAAAGAAAATCAAGTAGCAGCACGTTCTCTTTTCCTTCGTGTAATCGAGTGCCACGGCCTACCATTTGGCTGTATAAGGATCGGGATTTAGTCGCTCGCAGAACGATAATACAATCCACCGACGGGCAATCCCATCCTTCAGTCAGAAGCATACTGTTACACAGAACGTTGTATTTTCCGTCCTCAAAGTCTTTAAGGACTTCTGCCCTATCTTGGCTATTACCGTTTACTTCGGCGGCTTTAAAGCCGTATTTACGAAGATATCGGCAGAACTTCTTACTTGTTTCTACCAGCGGCAAAAATACGACCGTCTTTCTGTCTTTGGCATATGTCACCATTTCTTCAGCAATCTTATCAAGATACGGCTCAAGAGCCGTTCCGAGTTCACCTACTTTGTAATCGCCTGCCGCCATGCCGACATGTGCAATATCCAATTGCAGAGGGATGGTCTGTGCGACAATTTGAGAGAGGTATCCGGCCTTAATGGCTTGCGGAAGTTTGTATTCATACGCCAGGCTGTCGTATATCTGTCCGAGGTTTCTCATATCGCTTCTGTCGGGCGTTGCCGTAACGCCCAGGACTCTAGCGTTAGAGAAGTAGTTTAAAACGTTCTGGTAGCTGTCTGAGATAGAATGATGAGCTTCATCGATGATGATCGTGTCGTAGTAATCAGGAGAAAACTGAGACAGTCGTTTTTCACGCATAAGCGTCTGAACACTGCCGACGGTAATTCGATACCAGGATTGAAGAGCCGTCTGTTCGGCTTTTTCCACGGCACATTTTAGGCCTGTGGTTTTAGCTATCTTATCAGCCGCTTGTTCTAATAGTTCTCCACGATGCGCCAGGATTAAAACTCTGTTACCGACTCGTACTTGAGATTCGGCAATCTTAGCGAAGCAAATAGTCTTGCCGCATCCTGTAGGCAAGACGAGTAATGTTTTGTGGTGGCCTATGTCCCACTCATGCAGGACGGCGTCAACCGCCGCCTGCTGATAGGGACGAAGCTCAATGCTCACGATTAAAAGGCTCCTTGAGTCCACTCTTTACCCGATTCTTCCTTATCGTAAAACCGGTCAACGTTCGGGTAAGTTTTTCCGTTATATTCCCGAAGTTTAATTTTAAAACGACCGGTCGCTCCGAGGACTTCGTTCCAGCGGATCGTGAACTTATCATCACCCTTTTTCATGTGTCCGATGGCACGGGCAAATCCGGTGAGCTGCCATTGTGATTTACTGTGCAGGAAGAGGTTTTGCTTAATTCGACCTTTCTGGCCGTTCACGTTTACTTCGTAGGTAATTTTGGCTTCATTGCAAGCGGGCATTTTTTCGCTTCCTTCGAAGTAACCACGTTCAAAGTTGGTAATCTTAAAGTCATAATCTCCAGCAGGTATATCGACAAACTCGTTTTCCACTGCTTCAATTTCTTCGTCCCAACTAAATGCTCTTTCTTCTGCCATGATTGTTATCCTCCTTATTATTAAAACGGTACATTTTCGTCTCGGTTGGCTTCTACTGCCTGAGCTACAGTATCGAATGCGGCAATTAAGCAACCGTCTATAAATTCTTTCGGGTAGTCCTTAATTCTCATATCAGCCGGGAAGTACCCTTTACTGCCTACAACGGCTTGTATTTCGGCTTCTGTAATATTTCGTGCTTCCATAAGCTTCTTTAAGTCTTTCGGGATCCCGTCATCTTCCTTGGCCTTCTTTTTAGGTTCGGCTTTTACAACAGGTTCTTCTTTCGGAGCTTTCACTTCCTCAACAGGTTTCTCTTCGACTTGCGATTTTTGAATATTTTTAGGTATACAATTTTCGATTTGAGCAAATTCGAAGGGCAAGCATTCCTTTAAGCCGTGTCGGTTTTTTGCGTCCCAGTTCGGATGATGACTCGTGTACATCACACGCTGGCCACCTGATACTCGAACCTTTTTACTGTGACTGTCCTTGCTATCGACTTTCAGAACTTCCTCTTTGTAGTTGGCGAAAAGGAGCATATCCGCCCACTCTTTAACCATATCGGATATTTTCTGACTAGCTGCCTTATTGAGCTTTAATTCGTACCGATCGTACGGAGGTTGGTCGGGTCGTTCAAACTTACGAACCATGGCATGAGCTGTAAGAACCACGTTCATGCCGCTTTCAATTAAATCCTGGAGCTTATTAAGCAGCCGTCCGAATTCTTCCTTTTCATACACATACCCTTTGCCATATCCGATATCTTCAATGCCGCTTACCTGGTATTTCGAGCAAATGTGCTGTACACAAAGCTGTTCTGCCCAGTCGATAGTGTCGATAACTAAGGTTGTAAATCCCTGGTGGTCTTTCGTAAGCTCTTGTACGTATTCCATAAGTACCGCCCAGGATGTCGGACGTTCTAATCTCGCCACATCCATATGGGCTGTGCTTGCCTCTGTATCGATGAATAAGGGCTTAGGGAAGTGAGCGGCAAATGTACTCTTGCCGATTCCTTCAGGACCATATACAACGACTTTCTGATACCGTTCTTGCTTTCCTGTTATTATCTTCATAGCTACCTCCTTTAGAATTTACCGGCTTCCCATTTCTTGGTCTCTACCGACTGCGGTGTCGAGTCTTTAATGTAACCGTCTTCGATAATGATGCTGCAGCTGTCATCCGTTCCGACTCTCGTAGCAATAACTTGCAAGCCTTCATTAGTGAGCCAATCGGAGAACTCTTTAAGTGTTTCCTGATCCATTTGTTCGAGCTTATCCATAAGGACGAATCCGCATTCAGGGTTAAGCTTACGAATAATCGCCGTAGCTACCATAAGCTGTTCAGCTCCCGACATGCCGTCCCATTGCTGCCCTTTATAGATGAGTTCGCCGTCTTTAACGCCAAGTTCCGGAAGCGGCAAGTCAGCCTTATTAAGAAGTTCGTTTTTAGCTTCTTTAACGGCCTCAATTTCTGCCGTCAGCCCGTTATATTCAGCTGATAACTCTTCGGCTTCGGCCTGGGCTTTTTCCTTTTCCTGGTTAGCACGGACCTTGCGATTGATATCATCGACCTGTGCGATATTAGTCTCCAGTTCTTCGGTACTTTCATCGACAAGCTCGGCTACCGTCTTTTGAGCCGTCTCCATATCGGCTAACAGCGACTCCTGTTTAGCCTGGGCTTCTTCAAGAGATGCTTTAAGCTGAGCAATCTGTGCGATAAGCGTTTCGTGTTCTTCCGTCATCTTAGCCAGCTGTTCACGTTTACGTTGATTCTCGCCGTTTTGTGCTAAGATTTCCTGCTGTTGCTTAATTAGATCCGAGGCACTGATCGGCTCTGTAGGAGCGTCGGGATAATACTCAAGCTCATCGGCGTAGGATTTCTTCTGCTTGGCGATACGCCCGATTTCGAGGCGTCGGTTATATCGCTGTGCTTCTTTGGCGTCTAATTCCGCCAATTCGTCACCAATCCCGATAATCTGCAGTAACGT